TGCATCAAACAATAACGATCAAACCGAAGTGTTAAGCACTTATCCAATTGTAGAATTCTTCAACAGAAGAAGACTATGGGTTGCAGAAGCAGAGCAATTAAATAGATCAAAAAACTTAGCTTTACAAGATGATTTCGTAGCTAGTCCTAGTACTCTAGGTCAAGTATCGACAACTTCTAACAAGATTTTATCATTTGTTAATTTAGCAAATAGCAATGCAACAATCTGGGTTAGAAAAGCATCTGTTGCTGGTTATGATGTAACTGCAAAAGAATGGTATAGCACAATCGGTGGAACTGATGTTGAATTTCCAACATTCCTTCACCCTGATGATTTTATCTCTGATTACTTCGTTGAAGTTATCGTGGTAAATGGTGACTGGTCAAACTACTTAAAACTTGCAAAAGACCCAATCTACAAACAGTTCTTTGATGAAGCTGGATTAAAATCTTCTAAATCTGCTGATTTCTTTGCTCTTCGTGAGATTAAAGTAATTAATAGAACAATCGGATGTTTAATTCCTGATTTCAAAGACCAAAGAGGTCTTACTGTATCAATTGATCGTTTAGTAAACAGATCATACCCAACCACTGGAATTCTATGTGCTCTTGATGTTAAAAAATTAGACTTAATTGATTTAACAAATGGTACATTTGTTGACCAAGACGTTTACACTCACCGTGTAGATATCGTAGGACATGGATACGATGACTTAAATTTAGATGACGTATATGCAGCAGATGACGGAGGTTATGATACTGATGGAACCACTCCAGTTGACTATACTCCATTAATTGATACTTTAAGTTATGCAAGACCTGCTGATGCGGAATTAGTGTTTAATATTACAAACAATCCATCAATTAATACTCTAGTTGAAGCTGATTTCTTAGCGGGATATAGCGATACTCCAGGTGCAACGTCAATTGCTGAAGGAGAAACTTATGTTGTAAACCCTGCACTTGGTGATAATTATATTGCTGCAATGTATGGAAGTACTTTATATAAAGCATACGTTAAAGGCTTCTTAAAAGCTGGTGACCAACTCACAGACGGTTCAAATACTTTCTATGTAAAAGTTATTGATAATATATCAGTTAACAGTGCTGGTCCAATCGTAGTAAACATTCCATACATTAAATTGTTAATTTTCAATGATATTAGCTTATTGAACCAAGACAGTTATTTACCAGGTAATGGTTTCTATACTGCAACCGACACTAAAGATTATATTAAAGTAACTCTTGAATCTGGTGCAGAATTTAAACATACGTTTGATTTAACAACTGATTTCTTAGACTATTCAGTGGTACAACCTAACAAATTAGTATTAGGAATTAATCTTGCAAACAAAGCATTAGTTGATGAATTCCTTAAAGTAAATCAATACATTAAGGCACAAACAACTAGCGGAAGAACAAGATTAGTTAAAATTATCTCTATTACTTCTAAGACTGAATTAAGTCCATATCGTTTAGAATACACAATCACTACTATGTCTCCATCTACTGAAGAAGTAGTAGGATTAGATGTGACTGGAAACACTCTTCAAGTTTACAAAGGAATTTATAATTTCGTAACTAACTTGAAAGGCCAATACCTTAAAGGATTTAAGATTAGACAAGAAAGTCTTCCAAACTCAACAGCGGACAGACAAAGCTCAATTCTTTCTTACTTATTTACAGATACTTCTATTCCACAAGCTCTTGCAAATGGAGAATTAGTAGACTTTAGATATGTTGTTGATACTTACGAAGGAGAAATTTCTGCAAACTCTAAATACTATTTAGCTAAGATTGCAGCAATGAATGGTCAAGCCATGGCGATCTTAAATACTCCATCAATCAAACAATTCGAAGAATCAGTTGACCCTAGCTTTATTAACACTGCAAACAAATTAGTTTCTGCAGAGCTTATTTCGCAAGGTGGAGATTTAGCATTGAATCCAAGCTACTTGTTTAAGTTTGCTGAAGAAGACGTAAATGGAGTTCCATTATCTTCTTACGCAACATACTACTTCCCTAACTTAATTGTAAGAAGCGGAAGCAAAAACATCTCGGTTCCTCCAGCAGGATACATTTCTAACTTATATGTTAGAAAATTCAAAAATGGAACACCATTCTTGATCGTAGCCGGTGGAAAACGTGGAGCAATCAATGATGCAGATGTAGTTGGAATTGAGTACGACTTAACTGATGAGGACAGAGATTTCTTAGAGCCAGTAGGACATAACTTGATCGTTAAACGTAGAGGATTTGGTATTATCTTGTTTTCTAACAATACTGCATACCAAAGAATTAATTCAGCTCTAAACAATGCTCATATTCGTGATAACTTATCTACAATTGAGAAAGATATTGAGAAAATCCTTTTCAACTTCTTATTTGATTTTAACGATGAGATTACAAGAATGAGAGTTAAAACAATTGTTCAAAACTACTTAGATGCAGTAGTAGCTGCAAGAGGATTAAGTTCTTACGAAATCATCTTCGATTCTTCAAATAATACAACTGAAGTAATCTCTGCAAATACTGCGATCATTGATATTAGAGTAGATTTCCCAAGAGGAATTCACAAATTTATCAACCGTATCACAATCACTAGAGTAGGAGGACAATTAAGTTCTGAATCTACAGGATTTATTCCAAGCTTCTAATCTGAAGATACCTAAAAAAGAAAAGGAGAAGTTTAAAACTTCTCCTTTTTTATTCAATAGATACTGTTAAAGAATCCTTTTTTATATTATTGATATTATCATCAATTATTTTTTTTTGCTTAGGTCGAACTTCAGGTACTTCAACTCTAATTGTATCATATACTATTTTTCTCTCAATTATTGGTTCTTCTTTTTTAGGAGGAATAGATTCAGTAGGTTTGCTTGAGTGAAATTGTGTCCCAAAAAATAATAAAAATCCAATCATCGATATCGGTATACTAACTATTACAAAGCCAGTATAAAATAAAGAAGTCATTTTATTGGGTTGATTTTGCATGAGTTAAGTTTTTATAGATGTTACTTAATGAATGTTTAACATTAGAGCGAATTTCAGTTTCCATTGAGGCTCTTCTCTTTTCGACTTCAATATCGAACACGTTTGAGATTCGAGTTAATACTGTGCCCCAAAGGTCTATGTTGTAACTGTAGTTATGATTAACGATAGTTATTTGATTTTCTTCAATAATAATGAAGATTTGGTCGTCTTCGCTCTTAATGTATCTCTTACCGGAAATCGGTGACATTAGGAGAACACTGTCTTCTTGATTAATAAGAGCTTTACATACATAAAAACATTCCTTTTCATAGTCACTAGGCTCTCGAGTTTTTTTAGTTTCAAAAAGTCGAAGCCATTTAATAGCTATAAATTGTAATAGTCGCCTAGCTTTATGTTTCATTATTTTTTGTTTATTCGAATTCGTCTAAACTAACTTCATCTTCATTGTCCAAAATAGCAATTACCTCATTTGCTAGGATAACATGGTGTTTTTCTCCTTGGTAGAAGATATCAGATCCAGCAAAACGATTGTGGAGAATAATGTCTCCAGGTTTTACTAGCATTGGGTTATTTGTACTTCCGTCGCCACAGGCAACAACGATTCCAATATTTGGTTTCTTAACGGCTTTTTCAGGAATCAAGATACCCTGTTTGGTTTGGGTCTCTTTTTTTCTTGGTTTTACTAGGATTCTTTCGTATAACGGCTTCATAGCGTTGATTGATTATTTTTTAATGTTGAAAATTCTTTTGAATTAAATTTAAGTACTTGATATTCACCAAAGAATTGTACTAGAGCGTCTCTGATTTCATCAGGGAAAACTTGAGTCGATAGACGTATAATCTTAATATTGAAAATTAGGTGTTCTCTAAGTTCCTCTATTTTATTCGTATCCTTTAGTTTATTTACTATACTAATTTCTTCAATGAAATTTAAAATAAAGTCATCATTTAATTCATCTAATAGAGAAATTAATGAGTCTCCATACTTTTGCTGAAGATTTGAAATAATCTTTTTAGCTTTAGATGGAGTAATATTTACTAGTTTTGGAATGTTATCAGATTTATCACCCAATAGAATTTTACTAAGTACATCATCAGTAAGATCCACAGGAAGTTCAGCATAGTCTTTATTTTTAAAAGCCTTGATGATCTTATCAACACTTGAACCAGTAATGTGTGATTCGTTTAGGGAAAAGAAGTCCTCTTCTTCTTCCTCTGCCATTTCGGGAATCAAAGTAGGAGGAACAAAGATTTTCTTTGTTTTACTCATCTGCTTTGGAACGATTAGCATTACGTTTTTATTTGGAGTCCCGACTAACTGTTTTAAGTCTTGATCGACAGAATAAATTAGGATATCGGTCGATAACTTTTCGCATAAGTATGCAATAATATCGTCGCCTTCAGTTCCTTTAAAACGGTAATGGTTTACTCCACACTTTTCGTTTAGCGCAGGAATAATTACCTGTTGAAAGTAATCAAAGAAGAGATAGTGATGGTCGTCGTATTTTCGAGTTCCTTTGTATTTAAACTCGGTTGGGGCAGAAGTAGTTTTAAAATCTGATCTTTCAAAGAAAGAAGAAATGTATTCTTTTCTCCAACTCTTTGAGTCAAACACAAAATGCACGCTATCGAGTGAAGACCCGATAGGTGCAATTAGTGAATTAAAATAAGTAAAGCAGAAATTTCTAAAAGAAGTTCTAATGTGTTCTTTAAGAATAAACCCACCGTCATTAAATAGATCGTTGACATAATACGCTTCGTCAGTCCTCTTGTCCTTTGCTGCTTGTGACTTAGCCACACTGATTGCAACATTTATAAAGGCATTTCCATCAACAATTAAGTCCATTTATATTTTAGTCTTTTACGGGTTCACCATTTTCACTATTCTCCTGTGCTGGAGTAGAGTTTTTACGAATTATACGAATTGCAGTTGAAAGAACTTCTGATTCTAAGATGTTAAATGAGCCTTTCGCTTGTGCAAGGTTTGCGGATGCAACCAATACAAATAGCGCTTGACCAAGATTCATCTTTTGTAAGAAAGATTCGTAAGACTCGTCGTCCTTATAAGCAATAGTACCAAATAGTACATTCTTTTTTAACTGTTCAGCTTGCTCTGGAGAAATAGTTTCTTCAGTTTTGCCAACTTCAGTTTGTGCTTCTGTCTGTTCTAATGTTTGTTCTGACATAATAATATTATTTTTTATAGATCTTTGAATAAATCATCGTACTCATCAGCAGGTTCAGTAGCTAATGGAGCAGCGTCTTTAGTTTTTGCTGGAGCAGCTGGCGCGTCTAATCCAAATTCTAAATCATCATTTTGTTTAGTTGGATTGTTTGTTTTTCCAGGCTTCATTTTTCCACGAATAAGATCGTTCATCTTTTGATCTTTACTCTTTCCGAGGATCATTTCCAAAATTTGTCTTTGAGGAATTGCCGCAAGTACTGCTTCTGCAACTT